TTTCAACGGTTATGCTTCCTGCAAATGATGGATACCAACAGCAAGCAGTTGGTGAATCAAAAAATGTTAAAGGTCCATTCTTTGCTTACGACGTGCTTTCGGCTGCAACAAATCCAGAACTGTTTCGTAAGGCTTGGCTAGACTCACGTGGTGTATCGCCAATGCAAGCGTTTGTTGGATACATCGGTGACAATGTAAATGGCACTCAGGGAACAGACAAAATTGTCTGGTCAAATGAGAATGATGTTGCTGAATACTTTGACCATGGAATCCAGCGTTGGATTACTTGGTCTGGTGATACTGCACTAGCCTGGTACCTTGACCCTGGTGTAATAGCAGGTGCTGGACTTGGATTTGGTGTACGTAAGTATGTTACAAAACCAGTTAACTCAAAGAAAATGTCTCAGACAACTAAAGACATTGACGATGCCGTAATCAATCACATTGATAATGACTGGTCAACATTTGTTGGTTTTGCAAAAGAGAATGCTGGTAACTCACCGCTAATTGCTAGACACTCAATGGTTGCTGGCAACCGTCCACTTGCTGATGTAATTGCTAAGACCGCAAGTTACGGCAATGATACTGGAGACTACCAGCCTCTAGCACGTACACTTAAGGTTGCTATTGGTGACCCAAAGACCATAGATGAACTTGCTTACGATACAACTTTAACTGCTCAAGAACTAAGCAATCTAACTGGTGAAGTTTCAAGCATTAAACAAAGAATTGCAGACCTAAAGGGAAAGCCAATAACAAGTGGTTCAAGTCCATTTCTGATTGGTTCACAGCGCAAAAATGCCCTTGAGAACTACCGCCGCAATGTCTTAGTAACAAAGTTAGATGGACTAAAAGAAGAAGTTAAAGCGGTTCGCACTAACCTTGAAGTACTTGATGAGGTAATTGCTGAAGTACCAGTTGGTTCCATTGGAAGACAAACTGTATCAAGCATTAAAAGAATTGAACAGGGTAGAGTCAAGAACGCAATCAAGAATGATGCAAACTACTGGCAGACTGAGCGCATTGGTCCATTTGCTTATGCAACAAACTGGATAAGTCCAAGTGGAGTACTACAGGAATATCCTGCATACTATGCAACCCTTGGTGGTATTGCTGGTGACCGTTCACATCTTGAGTACGCTGCTCGTGTACGTCAATATGGAAAGTATGCTGGTAAGAGTGCTGACGAACAACGTGGACTTTACGGTAACTTTTACTCTCTTCGTGAGAAGACTCAACAATTACAAGCATTTGACGAACTTGACGAAAAAGTTATTGTTGACGTAATCAAAAAAGAAATTAAAATTCCTCAAAATGCAACTCCAGAACAAGTAAAGACATTTAACGAACTTGTACAAATTGTTGCAAGCAAGTCAACATCTCACCGCAATGCGATGATTACAAAACTTGTTGATGAGAATTACACCATTGACGATGGCTTTGGAAGTGCGGTATACCTAAAGGAACTTGCAAACTTCCAGGATTCAGTTGCGCTGCAGATTGCTCAGGAACGTGGTCCAGGTTCAAAGGTTACACAAAAAGATATTGAGGCTGCTAAGGCTGAAGTAAAAGCAATCTTTGCAAAGACACCTTCACGCTCACCTCAGGTGCCAGCAGTACACTTTGGTATTGACATCCGACAGTTCTCTAGAGTTGTTCGTGACAATAAGTCATCGTTACAGGCTATGTTTGATGAACTTGTAAACAACCCACGCTACAGGGAAATGGACCCTAAAGAGATTGTTGCTATATTCTCTGACAATAAATCCAGAGAAATGCTATACACCGAAAAAATTGCATCGGTACCAGAAAAGGGTTTGCGAGCCTGGGACACATCCCTAAGCGCTTTAGATACATTCTATACCCAGTACTGGAAGCCAACAACGCTTGCAAGTTTTAAGTATGCAACTCGTAACGTAGGTGACGGCTGGCAACGTGGTCTTGCTATCTCACTTGAATACTCACGTGACTATGGTGTACCAACACGAGAAATTTTAGCCTCTGCTTTTGATTCAGGTCTATGGCAACGTTACACAGGCAACAAAGAAAAGAAGTTTGAAGCGCAGAAGTCAAAGTATTTACTATACAAGTACCGTGAAGAGTTTAAAGAAATACAAGAAACATCAAACTCTCGTATTGCTGATGCTTTGTTTAGTACTAGCGACTCAGTATTTTCAACCTTTACTCAGGCTTTAAACTCCGCAGATGATATAGCAACCACATATGCTGCAGGTCGTGGACCAGCCGTACCAGTGATGGATGAGATACGAGAGTTCTCTCAAACATTTGGCTACCGAATCTTAGATTCCCAGAATGTTCCAGGTGGAGTTGACCAGCAACTGCTATCAAAGTTTGTAACTGGTGACCATGCTGGTGCGTTTGACATTTTAGCCTCTTCTGATGAACGCTTTGTGCTTGATACTCTTGCAGAATTGCAAAAGAGAATTAGAAAAGAACAAGATTCCATCAATGCAATCTTTGATAAAGAAGAGTTCTTCTTCTCTGTACCTAATGGTGCTCAGGTTCAACTTGGATTTATGTACAAGATGCTTGGACAGATGGATTATTCCATTCAGAATACCGCCAATGCTGCAATCTTAAAAGCAACAGCACGAAACAAGGCTGAAAACCTAATCAACAAGACAGATGTTCTGCGCAGTCTTGAGCGATACGGTGAAGGTGAGTTCCAAGTTACTAAGAGTGGCTTGATGATGGACGATTCATTTGCTGGAATTGTTGGCGATATGATGCGCAAGGAAATTAGTTCCGCAAATACCGTACTTGCTACCGTGTTTGGTGCAGACCGTGTGATAATTGGCAACATCCTTAACGGACGTGTGCGTCAAGACGTAGTATCTCCGTTCAATGTTGTTCCAAGAGAAGGCAATCAGACTGCTGCTACTGTAAATACGGAATGGGCACCTATTGCTGCAGACTATGCTAACCGTCAAATGCGTGATGCAGTAGCCAAGAAGTTAACTACCCTTGATACTGCAGACCCAGCAGCGATTGCACAGGTAACAGCGTGGGCTAAGTCAAATGACCCTGAGGCTGTTAAATGGCGTGAGTTAATGGCTATTACAATTAGCAATCTTGATAACAAGTATGACATTAACGACCCAATTAGTTACTTGGTACAAAACAATGCTTTGTTCCTAGAAGGAACATTGCCACGTTTTGGTATTGATGGTCGTGTTATTGCTCCATTAGTTGATGATGCAGGTAACTACATCCTAACTCGCCGTGGTGAAGTTATTCCTGGAACTGGAATTATTGCTGAAGAGTCAGGTCAATTAATACCTGGTTTACGTGCAAAGGCTGTTGAAGGCAAACTAACTTCCGAAGACATGAATGCTATTCCTGAGCGTCAACGTGTCAGTGTTACTGGAAACGTCCTTGAAGAAGAAACTGGTAACCTATGGCAACGTGGTGTACAGAAACTATTTGAAATCATTGGAACAAAACCAGAAGATTTGGCTGTAAAGAACCCAATCTACAGAATGATGTACCAAGCAGAGTCCAGAAGAATAGCAACACTATGGAAAGAATCTGGTCGCAGTGACGATTGGATTAATGCTAACTCAGATAAGTTGCGTGAATCAGCACATCGTGCTGCCTACAAGACTGTAATGGAACGTCTATATTCCGTACAGCGCAAGACTGACCCAGCAGAAACGCTGCGTTTGTTCTCTCCATTCTGGATGGCTAAGCAGAACTCAAACCGATTCTGGTTTGGTTATGCCGCTAGAAACCCACAAGCAATTCCACGCTACTTCCTAATCTGGTCATCTCCATCTCGTGTCTTTGACGTAGAGAATGAAGACGGAAAAGATGTAGAGTTTGTTAATCCGTTTGACCCTAAGGGTGCAGCAGTAAAGTTTACTTTACCTGAGACAGTTGCTTCCAAAATGGGAATGACTGAGGGTGACAGAATGTCAGCATCCCTTGGAACATACGACCTAATTAACAATGGTTTCTATCCAATCATGCCAGAGTTTGGTGCACCAGTTTATGACTTTGCGGCAAGTGGCACACTGCTTGCGCTATCTGGTTCACCAGTAGACCCAGAGCCACTGCTAATTAAGTTTGGTGTAGACCCAAATAAGGTTCGTGACTTGTTTGCTGGTTACGTTAAGACTGGAGCACCAGTATCTGAGCGTGATAAGTTCTTTAACTTCTTGATTAATCCAAACGCATGGATGCGTTCTGTATTAACTGCGTCTGAAGATACTCCATTGGCGAACAATGTTACTGGTTTCTTGGACCCATCAGCAGCAAATCGTTTCGCTGCTGGAGTTAATAAGAACTTTAAGTTCCTATACGAAGACTTTGCCAACAAGCAAGTTGTTGATGGTGTAGATTCTGACATCAACTATCTTGACCAGATTTCAACTATTGCTGATTTAACACAACAGGCTATTGGTCTTACTATCCAAGAGAACATGTGGGAAGCATTCCTTTCGTTTGTTGGTCCTGTTGGTTCCGTAAAGATAGAAAAGTATGCGGACATCAAGGCAAGAGAACTTCGTCAGTACCAGGATATGTACGGTTATGAAGAGGGCAAGTACCGCTTTATGATTGATAACACTAAGATTGCAGCCGATGGTTCTGTTGAAAGATACGGTTCCTACACGCTATCTATTGCTGAAGGCAATACACGTGAGACTAATCCATTTGGTGTGATAGCAACTCCACAAACAGTTAAGGCTATCAATAACAATAAAAACCTATGGGCTAGATTAACTCAAGCGTCAATGGGTAAAGATGTAACACCAGACAATAAAGTTGTTGGCATGTTGTTTAACATCGGAGATAGGAACAAAGACTTCTCCGAAACAGCAAATGCAAAACTGTATCAACTAAAGGTCAAGCGTGGAAATGTAAACCGTGAGGCTGAACAACGTGCTATGGCTGTTGATATGGGTTATGACGAATACTTTACCCTGCTGGATAAGTATGAGTCTGAGGCTGAAAGCAACGGTATTATTCCTGGCTCAAAAGAGTTTAAGAATATCTATGGCGATGACCTAAAGGCTGCAGAAGAAGGATTGGCAAAGCGTAATCCTATCTGGGCTAAGGAAAGCGCAATCTTTGATATGGGTAAGTCAAACCTAAATACTCAGATTATTCTTGAAGCCATGGGTGACGAGAAGTATGTCAACACTATTGTTAAAAACAATCGTGCACTAGAGGCTTTGTATTACTACATGGAGTACCGCAAGCCAATGGTTGAAGAACGTCTGAGTATATCAGATAACGAAAAGACAAACATCTACAACACTAATGCCTTTGATGACCTTGTTGCCCAGAAGGAAGATTTACTTAATCAGTTGATTGCGTGGGAACCAACGTTTGAACCAATAGCAAAGTACTACCTAAAGAGGGACCCACTACTTTCAGATGGCGAACTAGCGAGGATTAAATAATGAGCGAAATGTCAGGTCCAGCAGGACCAGGTAAAACGAGTAACCCTAAACCTAAGTTTACTCCGACACCTACGCCAACTCCTACTCCAACGCAATCAAAAGCACCTGGTGGATTTAGTTATGTTCCAAATCAAGGCGGCAATAAAGCCAAGACTGGTAGCGGAATTAAATTTAAAGGTAATGAGTTCGGCTCCAGAAGAGAACCAACAGACATTCTTTGGAATGAAGGTTCCTACGGTCAGACGCTTTCTTTCCGCACGATTGGTGATGCCAAGGACTATCTGAGTCCTTCAGTACCTGAATATTCATTTGTCAAGTCTGCTTATGAATCATGGGGCAAGGCTACCTACGGAAAGAAAACATTAAACTCTTTCTGGGAGCAAATTGTTGAAGATGCTGCAAATGCAAACACAACTCCTTGGAATGTCATTGCTGGTTTTCAGCAGCAAGCAAATGAACTTCCAGCAGGAACTGGAGCAGGAGCAAGTGGATACCGCTCTCAGGCTCCAAAGTTTATTGGCACCTCTCGTGCAGATGCTGACTTCTTTATTGAGTCCGCAATCTCAACTACCTTTGGTCGCTCTGCTACAAAGCAGGAAAAGGAAAACTTCTACAAGAAGTTAATTGCAGGTCAGAGGGCTGCTACAAAGCAAGCACAGCAGGGTAAGGGTGCTGGATTCTCCGAAGATAAATTTAAGCAAGACTTCCTTTACGAAACATTAAAGTCAGACTTGCAAAAAGACCCAGACGCAAAACTTATGGGTGATGCATTTGGTATTCAAAGTCAGATTGAACAGTATGCCAATGACATGGGATTAGTTAAAAATATCAAGACAATTAATCGTGATGTTCTTCGTGTCATAAAGGGAGAAAACTTAAACGATGTGCTTGGTTCCTACAAGGAAGAAGCAATCAATCTGTTTAAGCCGCTATCGGATAAGTTGCGCAACGACAAAACTCCTGACCTATTAAAAGGATTAACAGTTAAAGAAGCACTTACTCCATACACAAACTTTATTGAAGGAATGCTAGATAAAACTCCTAACTCAATAAAACTAACTGATGGCATTATGCAAAAGATTATTGGTTCAGATGCACTTCCAGATATGGGAACTGTGAACCAAATGGTTCGTCAGATGAGTGAGTTTAATAGCACAACCACAGCAAAGAGAGAAGCAGCAGACCTTGGTCTATCTTTTGTTAGAGCATTTAGAGGCGGAGCGTAATGGCTGACGAATTAACAGCATACAAAAACAACATTGATGTATTCAAGGCTTACCTATCTTTGATTAATATTGATGTTGCTGCCGAAGAAAATCAAAGTTGGATTCAGGAACTATTTAATCTTGCTAAGCCACAGATGGATGCTGGTGTAGACCAAAGTATTATTCCTGACTTAATATTAAAGTCAGAGAAGGCACCACCACAGTTCACCAATCGTTTTTCTGCGATGTTAAAGGCTAACAAGGATGCTATTGAAGGTGGCTTTGAAGCACCATACTCTTCAATCTCTGACTACATTACTGCAGAAAATGAATATCGTTCTAGATTACTCGCTGTGCCAGAGTTCAAGAAGTATGCAAAGACCGACAGCATTAAGAAGTTTATTGAAGGTGGAAACTCAGTAGGTGAAGTTGAAGATAGAATCAACAATGCCTTGTTCGCCGTTAAGGGTGCAGATGCTGGGCTTAAAGAACAAATTAAAAAGTTCTTTCCTGCAGCAAATGACGAAGATTTGGCTGATGCTTTACTTACTGGAACAACCGATGCGTTGTCACAAAAGCAGAGATTTGGTCAGGCTGAAATTTTAACTGAAGCAGCAACTGCTGGTATAAGTCTAGCCTCTGATGTTTCTGAACTTCAAAAGCGTGGAGTTACCCGTGAAATAGCAGCCAAGGGATTGCAACAGGTTGCTCGTGAGCGTACTGGTATTCAACAGGCTGCACGTATGTTTGGTGGAGAAGCACCAACACAGTCTGAACTTGAAGCAGAAGCACTTGGAACTGGTACAGAATCCGCTTCTGCTAAGCGTCTTCGTTCACAGGCTCGTGCACAGTTTGGTGGTCAAACAGGTATCACCACTGGTTCACTAAGTCGCAAGAAGCAAGTATAAAACTCTCGGTGGATTGACCGCCCCCACCGAGTAAAAGAGCGGTAGTACATACCAACCTACATACCCCTGTGTAGGAGTGAGACATGTACGAACAACAACTAATGTAAGGGAGATAGTTGCGATGAGCAACAATAATCAAGACTGGGACGATGACTTAGAGTTTGAGGATTACTCGGACGAACCATCACGTGGTTCATCTGATGATGTCCTAAAGAAAGTCAGACGTGCAGAACGTGCGAAAGACAAGCAACTCAAAGAACTGCAAGCCGAATTGGAAAGTTTGCGCAAGTTCCAACGGGAAGCAACAATCAGCCAAGTCTTGGCGGAGAAAGGTGTCAACCCAAAGGTTGCCAAATTCATTCCAGCAGATATTGAACTGTCCTCGGACAGCATCAGTAACTGGCTGACTGACAATGGTGACTTATTTGGTGTTGCTGCACCTGTACAACAATCAGCAGTTGATGTCAATGACATGGCTGCTTTGCGTCAAATAGATGCAGTAACATCTGGGGCTATTTCTCCAGATGATGTTAATGATGCGTTCAACATCATGAATAACGCTGGCTCTGCAGAGGAGTTACTAAACTTCCTCTACAGTCAAGGCGTAGAATAATCGCAAATCAATCTAACCCTAAGGAATAATCATGGCTGTAACAGGCTTATCGGGTGGTTCCGCCAATACCAATGGTGGTCTTGGTGGTGGACAGTACTCGTCCGCCAACAACGTTGGAACATTCACCCCATCAAACGCCGCAGGTCTAGTTCAGAAGGCATACGACCGCCTTGTTGAATTTGAACTTCGTGCAACCCCGTTGCTACGTTCAGTAGCAGACAAGAAGCCAGCACGTCAGGCAATGCCTGGTTCATCTGTAGCACTACAGATTTACAACGACATGGCTCAAGCAACAACAGCATTGTCGGAAGAAGTTGACCCAGCAGCAGTTGCTCTGTCAACTCCAGACATTGTGACTGTAACACTAAACGAATACGGTAACGCTACTCTAGTAAGCCGTAAACTACAGTTGATGTCACTTGCTGATGTTGACCCAGCAGTTGCAAACATCATTGCATTCAACATGGCTGATAGCATTGACGAGTTGGCTCAGACCGCTCTTCTAGCAGGAACCAATGTTCTATACGCAACTGGTGGAACAACTACCGCAACAACAACCTCAGGCATCACTGCAGATGACACAATCTCTGCTGCTGATATCCGCAAGGCTGTTGCTAAGTTGCGTACCAACAAGGCTAACGGACGTAAGGGTTCACTTTACTGGTGTGGTATTCACCCAGAAGTTTCCCACGACCTTCGTGCCGAAACTGGTGCTGCTTCATGGCGTAACCCACACGAGTACCAGAGCAATGATGCAATCTGGGCTGGCGAAATTGGTCAGTTTGAAGGTGCATACTTCATTGAGTCTCCTCGTCTAAAGAAGGCTGCAGATGGTGACAGCACAACTGTTTACCGCACCTTCATTGCAGGACAGCAAGCACTTGCTGAGGCTGTAGCCGAAGAACCACACGTGGTTATTGGTCCAGTCGTTGACCGTTTGATGCGTCAGCGTCCAATCGGTTGGTACGGTGTTCTAGGACACGCAGTATACCGCAACGATGCACTATACCGCATTGAGTCCGCTTCAAGCATTGCTTAATTAGCGACACTAATCTCATCCCTAAGTCATATAACGGGCTTAGGGATGGGGTTATGTTTCTAAACTAGAAGGAAAACATAATGGCTTATCTATTCGTACCACCAGTAATAGACCAGGGACCCATGGGTGGTGGCTGGCTATTCTGGAGATATACACGCAAGCAAGGAATTAGTGTATACCGCATTAACGGACAATGGTACGAAGAGCAATACCCTTGGCAGGATGACTTAGATGCTGCCGATGTTTTTTACTTAGGCGGACATGAATACTATGTTACCGAAACCGAAAAGGATGACCTTGAAGCGGCTGGCTACGAGGTGTTTACAGTATGAGTTTATTAGAATCGTTAACTGTTGTATCATTAGCCCTAGGTATTATTGCCTTGCTAGGTAAGTGGTTAGTTGTTAACCCATTAAAGTCTTACATTAAAGAACAGACATATCCTATCCAGCCTACGGCTAATGGTGGTCGCAGTCTTCCAGACATTGCCCGTACGGTGGACAGGATTGAAAAGCGTTTAGATGAGCACATTACATTACATCTTAAGGATGAACTATGAGTGGTAAGTACAACATTGTAGCCGAACAGGGTGCTACCTTTAACCTTAACTTTAGAGTTGAGACTGATGGTACTCCCTGGGATTTGTCTGATTACACATTTGCTATGCAGGTTCGCCGTTCCAGTTCTTCAACCACAACTCTGCTAGATGTTACTTCTGCAACTATGACTTCTGTAGGTCATGTTTCTGTTGAAGTTTCTGCTGCTGAAATGACCGATGTTCCTGCTGGTCGTTGGGTGTACGACATTGAACTTACATCTTCTGGTGATGAAGTTACACGTATTCTTGAAGGTCGCTTTATTGTCACCCCTGAGGTGACACAATAATGCCAGATTACACAGTTATTATTGAAGAAGAAGTTGTATCAACTACAGTTACTATTGAAGAAACTGTTACTGATGTTATTCTTGGTGAAGAAGTTTTGCAAGAAACTGTAGTTCTTGTTGACAACCAACAAGGTCCACAAGGAACTCAGGGAATTAATGGAAACATTGGACCCACAGGACCACTAGGTCCAACAGGTCCACAGGGACCGACTGGACCAACAGGACCAACAGGTCCGCTAGGACCAACGGGACCATTAGGTCCTACTGGTCCGACAGGACCACAGGGTATCCAAGGTGTAACTGGACCAATAGGAGTAACAGGACCTACAGGAGCCGAAGGACCACAAGGTCCAGTTGGTGATACGGGTCCTACAGGTCCTACTGGAAGTATTGGTGTTACGGGTCCTACTGGTGCTACTGGACCAACGGGAGCCGCAGGACCTACAGGTCCTACTGGTCCTCAAGGTGTACAAGGCATCCAAGGCGAGCAAGGTATACAAGGTATCACTGGTCCCACTGGTAGCACTGGTGCTACAGGTGACACAGGTCCAATAGGACCGACTGGTCCTACTGGTGCCACGGGTGCTACTGGCACTGCTGGTGATAAGTACGCAACAACATCTACATCTACTTTAACTATTGCTTCAAGCGGAACTTTAACTTTAACTATTGGTACTGGATTATCTTACTCCACCAACCAAACTGTTCTAGTTTCTTATGACATTTCAAATCACATGCACGCAGAGGTTGACACTTATAACTCTGGTACTGGTGTTATGGTTGCTCAGATTACTGACTCTGACGGTTCTGGAACTTACTCATCATGGGAAGTTAATCTTTCTGGTGCCGTAGGTATTGCAGGACCTACAGGTCCTACTGGTGCTGATTCCACCGTTCCTGGACCTACTGGTCCGATTGGTCCTACAGGACCGACTGGACCCACAGGTCCAACGGGACCTACTGGAGATACTGGACCTCAAGGGGTTCAAGGTATTCAAGGTGTTACTGGTGCAGTTGGACCAACGGGTCCGACTGGTGCAACGGGACCTACGGGAGCAACTGGACCAACGGGTGCTACTGGTGACGGTATTACTGCTGGTGTTATAACAATGTTTGCTGGTTCTACTGCACCATCTGGTTACTTCCTATGTGATGGTAGTGCTGTTGACCGAACAACTTATGCAACGCTTTATGGAGTTATTGGAACTACTTATGGTGTTGGCGATGGTTCAACAACGTTCAATCTTCCAAACTTAAAAGGTAAAATTCCTGTTGGTTTGAACGCTTCTGAAACAGAGTTTGATACACTTGGCGAAACTGGTGGTGCCAAAACTCACACATTAACAAGTGCTGAAATGCCAAGTCACTTGCATTCAGTTGACCCACCATCTACAAACTTTACTTCTGGCATTGAATCTGCCAACCATGCACACGGTGATGACCACATCCATTCTGGCGAAACCGCAACAATGGCAGGTGGCGTTAACGCAAATCATAGCCATGGTGGAACTTTATACGAATGGACTGGTGGCGCAATCTCTGGTTCTGGTAGAGTTTACTACACAAGAAACAGTAATGCTACCAATGGCGCACAGTCTATGGCTCCTGGAATTAATAGCGCAAATATAGACCATTATCATGGATTTGCTACAAATTCTAAATCATCACAAGGTTACGGAACTGCTACTGGTGGTGTTAGTGCTAACCATACTCATACTACCACTGTAGACATTGCTGCGTTTAACTCAGCATCAACTGGTGGTGG